ACTTCTATCATTAACCAAACGCCTAGCCCTTGAATGGTTTTTAATCGATACCAAAGGTAATACGTCTGGCCATCTGCTGGACTAGGAATGTTTAAGCTTCTGCCATCGGCCAGCGCTATAAATGATGATAGCGGATCAGAGTTAGGGTCTAAATTTGAATTTGTTGTATAAACACCTTCGTAAATATCGATTAATGCCAAAGGTTTAGGCGGCGTAACAAGTATTTCACCTGGTGTTACAATAATAACAGGCGAGTTTGTGTCAGTTGCGCGAATAGTTATATCAAATGAAAGTATGGCAGCCAAAGAACGCCGCCCTAGACCTCCCAATGCAAATAATCGAAGTGAATAAGTATCAATTTTAAACTGATTAATTGAAAAGCTTTTACCGCTTATTTGTGAGTTTACAAGTTGATTATTATCAGAACCAGTAATCACTATTTGATGATCGGTTGTACTGCTATCCCATGTAATAACAACTTGGGAGAAATCGTTATACACGTCACTTACAGATAAGTTTGTTGGTGTTGCTGGTCTGTCATAGGTGATCGTCGTGTCAGGTAGCTCAGGTTTATCGCCTGTGTTTTGATCGTCGTAAATGTACGGTTGGTGCTCTCTAAGTCTAAGTGATACTTCACCTGTGCTTAGTGATTTTTCAACGCTTTCAATTCTGAATAATTTGCCGGCCCAGCCTGTTGATAATCTATATGCGGGTAAAATATCGCCGACCTCTAAAATGCTGGCCTCTGGACCCCATATAATTGATGTTCTTAATTGCTGCCTACTCACTTCTAAAATAGTTGATGCGTGTTTATGCGCTTCGTTGTAATAAATACAAGTATCAAGCGTAATAGATTTTTCGAGTATAACGCCGTTATCTTCTGCTAGTAATTCTGCTTCTCGTTCGCTACCGGGCTCAGGATAAATAGCCTCTTGCTTCGTCCAACCAGAATCGGGATCCGTATAGCGACAAATTACGCGGTTATATCGATTAGACTTGCTGGAGTTGCTTATGTCTCCCCATTGTATAAACCCTTTTTCATTTTCGTCTAGTGAGAAGTCAACGGGAGCATCATCTTTTTCAATCAATAACTTTAGCTTTCCATCGCTGTGGAATAGAAACCCTCGCATTGATCTAAGTAGCGTGTTGACGTTATCAAGCACAGTGTTGCTAGTATCTAATCTGACATTGCTTGTGAATAATTTACGACTGGTTCCGCTGCCAGGGAATTTTTCAACGTTTGTGTCACAATAATTTTTAGCTGTTTGAAAACTACTAACACTTAATTTTGATGTTAATAGTCCCTTTCCGTACACGTCAGATTTTAGTAAATCGTATAGCTGGCTAGAAGGGTTCTCTGATGCAGTAAGTGCACCGCCGGAAGGAGTTGATATTAAGCGCCCTGTCCACTCTGCCTTGTGATCGGGTTGTCCTTGCCAAACATCAGGCACCATTTCACAACGCACGTATGAAACTAATTTGCCATTAAAAGTGTCTGTAGATCGCTTACCAGATGCCGTAAACAGTGGGTCATTAAAATTGGCAATGCCGTTTGTAAAATTTCTTGCGTGGTATACACGGCCACCTGGCAACGTAAAGCGTGATGATGATGATTCTTCATCGTCTACAAAGTTTGTAGTTATGCCCCCGCATTGCCCCTCACCCCATACGATAACTTGATGCAATAAGTCATTTTTTATATCGTCACTATCAGCATCATTGGTTGCCTGATATACCAGCAAACCAGCGCCATATCCACGACCATATAGAACTGGTACATTTGCATCAGTGTTAGCTTTAGTTACATCAATACCGATTTCTTGTTTTGGCAACTCTGGAACTAACCATCCAAAAGCAAAGCCAAAAAATAATTTAAAAGGATTACCCATTTAACGCTCCCTTGGCGCATCGAAGCGCCCGAAATCTATTTCTGTTGTTCCTAAAGAGCTTCTTCCGTTCCCATCCTTTCCCCACGGGACGGACTTGGTGGCCTTAGCGGTGTGCTCGAAACCTGTGTCACTTGGGTGGTGAATGTTCTGTGATGTGCTGTTTGTCTTGATACCAGCCTGTTTTTCAAAGTCCTTCCAAATGCTTGACACGGTTAGAGTGATTTCGTAAGAGTCTGACGTGCTGATAGATACATCAGATAAAAGCCCGTCGTAGGCTATTTCTGAACGTATTAAACCGCCGTTTTTGTCTATATATAACTGGATTAGCTGTAAGGGGTTGTTCATCCAATTTTGGGACAGGAATAATCCGATAAACACTGAATCATTGCCGTCAATAATGATGTCTGAATCTTCTACCTTAGGTGTACTGTTAATTTCAATGTCATCAACATCTAGTAAATAGCCAGGTAAATATGTACGGCCTTCGTAAACTGTTTCTATGTCGTCATTTGTAAGGTAATACCACGTTGTACTAATTTTAAATTTGCATAGCGTAGTGAGACGAACATGCTCTTTTAACCTGGCTCTTTGTGCTGCTGTTACGGCAATCATCCTTGTTCTACCAAAGTGATATTGAACACCACAAACTTACTGTCATTTGCGCTAACGTCCATCGACACGTAATCATCTAGGCAACACTGAAAAAGTACCGCATCACCGTATTTTACCTGCTCGTTTAACGTAGTAGATTTAAATAGCTCTGGTGTAATGGTTGCGCTAAGCTTTCCAGATCCATTCGATGCTGCGTTATTCACAATTCGATAAACCTTCTGGTGATTAGTAAACTGTATAAAGTCACCGGCTAGCACAGCATTATTCAAATTATTGCTAAAACCATTAATACTAGCTACTTTGTCGCCTGCATCATCGGCGCTAGTATTGGTTAAACCTGATCGGTTGACTAAGTTGGGTAAAGGAACGGGCAACTGTATTATCTCGAGACTACCCTTTAACGAGTCAAGATAAGCTGCGGCCGCCATACCCTGTGCATATGGCAACGGTGATGTAGTTAATTCAATCATCCAGTACGGTTTTTTATTACCTTCCACACGCGAACGCTTATACCTATTGCCAGTCGTGCGAATGTCTAACACTTGTGTAATTGATACGCTGGCAAAATCTGTGAGTCTAAAAGTCAATTGATTATCCTAGAATGCAAAAAACCGCAATTAAGCGGCTTTATTTGAGTTGGATCTTACTTAGTAAGGTGTGTTAATTACTTGCTGAACCATTCGCCCAAACCTTTTACGCTGCCTGTCTAATTGGGCAATAACATCATCATTGGCGTTACCGTTTATTGTGATGTTCATTTTGGCTTGTATAGGCTGGCTATTGCCGCTAAATTTGTTCATTTTGTCGTTACTAGTAATTTGCCCTGTTGCTCCAGGTGTAAATAACTCCGGCCCTTTCTCACCGACCAAGTAAGTTTTACCGCCCGATACTGGTCCGCCCTTTTCCCTCGCGCCTGCGATTGCCACGCTTCCAACTATTGCCGCTATAATTGCGCCGATTGTGCCAAGTGCTATGGGTGCCGCTACTGCTGGTGCCGCGCCTGCTGTGGCAATTGAAGTTGCCGCCGCTGCTGGTGCCATTGCTACCGCTATTGATGCGCCCGATGCAACGCCTGCGCCTGTTAATACTGCGGTGGCTCCGGTAGCTGCTACTGTTTGCGCTGCAATTCCACCCGTTACAGCAAGGGTTTTAGCCGCTTCTGCTGCTGTGGCTGCTGCGGTTCCTGTTGCGTAGGCTATTACTTGCTCGATACCATAATTAATCATTGAGCCTGTCAACTGAGTAACAATTGTTCTGCCTAGCGCCTTGGCTGCTTCTTCTCCGTCAGTCATACCTAAAGCCATTTGCCCCAAGGTACCGCTTATCTGATCTTGCAGTCCACTGAGTGAATCAGATAATGTCCCAAGCAAATCATTGCTACTGATCGCTTGCTTATAACTTTCTACTGCTGCGACACCCGCCTGAGTTGCCTTGGCTGCTTCCGCGCTTTCTAATCCGTAATATTCACGAATAACATCAAGCCGCGCTTGCATTTGCTGCCTTGCCAATTCTGCGGGGTTGTTTTCTGCTGCTAGATCGTTTTGTAATGATGTGAACGCTTTAGATGAAAGCGCTTTAATTGCTAAGTTTTTATCTTTTTCAGCTTGAATTATTTTATTGTTTTTTTCGGTTATCGATTGCTTATAAATTTCTACTGCTGCAATACCCGCTTGTGTAGCTTTTGCTGCCTCTGCGTTTTCTAGTCCGTAGTACTCACGTATAATCTCAAGTCTTGCTTGCATTTGCTGCCTTGCCAATTCTGCGGGGTTGTTTTCTGCTGCTAGATCGTTTTGTAATGATGTGAACGCTTTAGATGAAAGCGCTTTAATTGCTAAGTTTTTATCTTTTTCAGCTTGAATTATTTTATTGTTTTTTTCGGTTATCGCTTCAAATTCTGCTTGAGCCTGTTCATTGACAAGGCCAATATTATAATCCTGTAGATCATTTATATTATCGAATCCGCGCTTTCTTATTTCTTCTTCTGATAAAACAAGTCCCTGAATTGCAGCTAATCTTTTCTCCAACTGTAAATAAACAAGCTGGTTTTCATCAGCCATCTGACTCTCTAACAATGACAGCGTTTTCAAACCAGTAGCATTGTTTTTTGCTAGCAATGACGCGGCTAATTCGTCAGCATCTTTTTTTCTCGCAAGTGCGCCAAGTTTAAATATTTTAGCCTCAGCAGTATTCAAATCATCTATGGCTTTAATTTCTGCTGTTATTGCTGCGAGTTTTATCTCTAAGATTCCACCCACTATTCCATTGCTATCAATTATTTCTCTAACTTCTGCCTGTTCTTTGTAAAGTGATGTTAATTTTTCGGTATTGGATAAGCCATATCCGATAGCTTTATTATATTTATCAATACCTCCTGAAATTTTGTTTAACGTGTAAGTGACTGCATCACCTATGCCTGATGTTTCACCAAACCCTTCAAGCAGTTCTTGCCAGCGCTGAGATAGCGTATCGGTTGCGCCTGCTAGTCCTCCAGCTTCTGCTGATCCTGCACCACCCACTTGAGCTTCAAGTGTGTTCAGTATCATGGTTTGGGCTGCTGCGACTTGGCCTGTTTCAACTAAGCTCTTAATCACTTCTTTTTGTGATTCTGAAAAAGAAACACCAGAACGTTTTAATGCTGTTAAGCCGGTAATAGGATCCTCTAAAGCTTTACCAAGTTGTAAGGCGCTAGATTTTATATCAGAGCCCATCACCGCCGCCAAATCTTGTGATAGTTTTATTGTTCTCTCGAACGTCACACCTTGAATAGACTTAAAGGTTTGTAGGACGTTGACCGCTTGGCGAACACCTTCAACACTGGCCAATGTAGAAAGAGCCACGCTTCTGGTTAATTCTTCAAGTTCTTCTGTTGTTTTACCGGATGCACCGCCAGTTGACTTAAACAACGCCTCGGTTCTTAACAATCCTTGCTCTAGTGTTGAAAAGGCACTAACTGATGCAATGACTCCGAACGCCAGCGCACCTATACCCGCACCAAGCGCAACACCAGCGATCCCAACTGTAGCCATACCAGTTGCCACTGTGCTTAGTCTGCTTGATATGCCACCCATTGGGCCAGTCAATGTTGCTGCTGAATTTGCAGCTCTGGTAAATGCGGCAGACATTGCGCCAGTACTAGCCGTAGTTCTTCTTTGACTAGATGCTAGTCTATTTGACTCATTAGCCGCTTGCTTTTGACTTGTTGAAAATTTTGTAGTCTTGGCAGTTGTCCTTTCTAACTCTCTTTTGAATTGTGAAGATTCAACAGTCATTTTTGTGACTAGTTCAGCTAATACAGTTTTGCTCATTTCTTTTGATTCTTCCTAATTTGCTCAGATGCTTGTTTATTCTCGTAGTCGTAGAACGCCATCCAGTATGTGAACTCCTCGCTAGTCATGCTGGATAGTTCGCCCACCGTTTTACCTAGGTCTCGCGCCAAACGAAACACAAACATCATACCTTCAGCGCTGGTTAGTTTTTTTTCGCGTCCTCAACGTCTTTTATCGTTGTTTTCGATATTTTTTCGCACTCTACAAAAAGCTTTAGCAAGTCGGTTTCTGTCAATACGTCTAAGCCTTGCGCAATTTCTTCGTAACCGAGAATATCAATTTGTCTGACACCGTTTTCAGACAAGCAATTCGCTACAACCAAAAAAGAATAATTTTTCTTATCAGTGGCACTCTCATTCTGGATCAACGCGATACGCTGAGATAAGAAAGGTGGAATAATTTCCACCTCCACACCCAAATCATCAAGCTTAACCATAATTGTTTTAACTTCGTTTCGTTTAGCCTGTAATTTGTTTAGAAAATCCATTAGCTAGTCGTTTCTGTGAAATCAATAGGACCAGTTCTTCGGATAACACAACTCCACATTTTAGTGCTAGGTGCATCTCCACTTGATATACCGTAATTTTTTAGGGATACGGGCATCTCAAGCGAATCACCGTCTGCATATGTGACCTTTATTTGGCACGACCCTTTTGCTCTTGCTAGTGTTCTGAAATTTAATTGGTCTGCATCTGTCTTTTCATAGAATGCAGTCAAAGCTTGTTCAGTAGGTGAATCCATTTCTGGCTCGAATTTTTTGATCGTGTCGCGTACAGTTGTCGTTTCACGCTCACCTGATTCTTCTTTGAACTCTGGCATTTCTTGAATGCCTATGATTTCAATGTATGTGCTGCCTGAGTCAATGGAAAATTCAAGTTTGGAGCCTGCTATAATTGTTGTAGCCATTTTTTTTATCCTATAAAGTGCAAAAAACCGCAACTAAGCGGCTATTTAGTGGTTTATTTAATCGGGTTTAGTTGTGGTAAAACGTATAATCTAACGTTATTTCTGTTATATCAGGCTCTAAAAGCTGATTTGATGATTCATCATTTTGAACCGTTAGTAATATTTTTATACCAAAGTTGTTGCCGTTCAAACCTTCAAGCTTTGCTGCTATCAAATCTGATATTGTTTTAGCTTCTTTATACGTTTTGGCAATCGATATAATCTGCATGGAACTTTGAATAACACCAATTGGTCGGCCTGTTGTATCTCTTTCTTGTGTTCGCCCCGTCTTTTCAAACGTAATCGCAGGGAAAGATTCATCACGCTTCATTATCGATATTCTGCCGCTGACAAGAGAACTTATATGCTCGTCATTAGATAAAATAGAATTAAGAGCCTTTTCCATATTTCTTTATAGCCTGTAAAATTATGCGCTCGCGTAAACGCTTTACAAAAATTGGGATTGATTGCTTATAACCAGCTTCAAAGCCTGGCAATAACATTGGTTTTGCCCTGATACCTGGGTGCATAACGTTTGAATAAACCTTACCCCCAAATGATACCTTTGCTTTGTTATCTCGCTTGTTCCTGCCTCGTCCCGACTTGCTGCCAGGGATCCTATGAGACTTAACACCTTTTTCTAAAAAACTGCCGTAAAACGCTGAGTTTTTACGTTTTATACTAAACCCTATGTGTAGGGTTGCCACATTTTCACGCTTGCCTTTACCCTTAAAAACCTCTGCAATAATTCCCCGTCTAAGGTTGCCTGTCTTTCTTGGTGCTGCTGCGCGTGTTGACTTGATGATTGGCCTTGATGCGTCCCTCAATGCTCCTGTGAGCGCTGCAAATCCTGCTTGCTTGCCTAACTGAGCTAATGCTTTCTCTAAACCGTTTAATCCGTCAGTTTTATACATATTTGATAGCCTCAATTATTAATTCACGATCTAAACCGTTAACATTTTCAACGGTTTGTATTTCGTATATATCGTTTTTGTATTCAATAAATAATGTTTCTACTATTCTGCTGTTAAACCGCAGACCAAACGAAGTAGTTTTTTGCAGTTCTGTACCATCTGATACAATATTGTTACTTGAGCGAGATTCTAAAACTTCGGCTTTACTCGTAAAAGAGGTATTTAAAACCTCTATTGTTTCACCAAAGTCGTTTTTAGTTTCTGATTTAACTTTGAATTTCAGTAATTGACGAAGCTTTCCAGCGCGTATCATATGTTGATGCACCTATAAGGCCCAACGAGGTAGTCGAACGCCATTGGTACAGATTTAACCGTCATAGTTGATGTCGCCTCTCTGTTTTCAAACAAATGAGCTATCAACATAAGCATAGCGTGGCGTAAATCCTCAGTCACAACAATTGCCTTATTTAGTGACGTGTCGCCAACATCCAACGCATCAACCGCTGCTGCAAGTGAATCCTGAGACTGATACAACGGTCTATTAATCGCATTTTTAACCACCGCCACTACAACTGGAATAGTGCGAGTAAACAAAGCGTCAAAGTCAACAACATCTAATTCTATACTGCATTGCTCTTTGCACTCCGCGACTGTGATCACTTTGTCTTATTCCTTGGGGCTGCACTTTTTGATTTATTCAGAGGTGGTGAGGATGATTTATCCAAAAACCCGTTGTTTAGTGCGAACTTAACCGCGACTTCTGGCACTTCGTCGCCTACATTTATTAAAGTTGATTGATTGCCATCAACGTAATAATTGAAATTCTTAATTGCTTTCATAATGATAAAAAAGGGCCGTTAAGCCCCTCTCCTATTTTATATTAAGATGCTGCTTGTGTTAGCACTTTAATAGCATTGCTGTCTGTCAACATGCCGCCAGTTCTACGAGTAGTATAAAACTGAACGTTAGGCTTGCTAGTGTAAGGGTCGCGCAATATGCGGGTTCCTGTACGATCAACAATAGTATAGCCTCGGCTAAAGTTACCAAACATAATACCGTTAGCATTGGCGGCTAAGTCTGCCATATCTTCGTTTTCAGAAATGCCATAGCCTAGCAAAGTTGACGGAACACCAGCTTCGATACCTGCACGCCATAAATAGTTTCCTTCATTATCTTTAAGCATACGAACTTTTGAAACTGATATGTTGTTCATCATAAAAGATGCGCCCGTTCTGTAGGCTTTCTTTAGTGAGTGGATCAACGTAATCAATTCGTCACCCGTTACCGAGCTAACACCACCAGTTGTTATTTTTTGCAATTGGCCAAACGTTCTTGCGGCATCTGCTTGAGCTGATAACGCATAAGCTAAAATTCCCTTAGGCTTATTGGTGCCGTTACCCAATAAGAATGCTGAACCTTCTTGCTCTGCAAATTCTTGGGCGACTTCGCCAGCAATCCACGCTTCAGTATTAAAGAAAATATCATCAAGCGAGGTTTGTGTAGCAGCAGGGTTAGCGTAAATTTCACCCATAAACGCAACAATTTGCGCCAAAGTAGGAGTGCCAGTCGCAGGTCTTGCCGCTTCTTCACCTACCCAACCAGATGCAGCACCACCAAGATTTACAAGCTTCTTGTAGTCTGGTGTTGATACTGTGATTTGACTACATACTTGGCGCATTGGTGACATGTCACGCTCTAATTCCAAGATGGTGCGATCTAGTTCTTCCGGTACAGCAAAGCCACCTTCTGATCCAGAGCCGGTATTGATAGACTTAGTATCAATTTGGCTCGAGTCACCTTTACGCATAAACGCTAAGAAACCTTTCTTGTATTCGTCTTGCTCTTTGCTAGTTGAGCCAGGGCGGTTTTGTTGCTTCTGCAACGTCTCTAAATCTTTCTTGACCGCTTCAAGCTCGGACAATTTTTCATTAAGAGATTCAACTTTACCCGCTAAGGCTGATTTTTCAGCTTCGATACCATCAACGCGCTTATCGTTGGTTGTTTTGAACTCGTCAAATTTAGCGCCAAGTTCTTTAGCAACCTGTTCAATGTCTTGTAATTCAATAGCCATTTTTAAATTCCTGTAAAATGCAAAAAACCGCAATTAAGCGGCATGATTAGTGTTTAAGTTGTGCTTCAGATAATGTTTTTTAAGGCCATCAAAGCCTTTTCTGTGTCGCCTTCTGCATCACGCAGAGCCTTAAAACCATTAGCCATGAAAGCTTTTGATTGTGAACGTGTAAAACCTACATCGCGCAGGCATCCCTCGACCAAGGAAGGCTTAGGAATTTCACCCGTTTTAAGGGTTGTTTTAACGTCCGAAATTCTTGCTAATTCATTTGCAGGAAATGTAACCACTGACACTTCCCACAAATCGATATCTTTTAATATAAATGCGTCTTTTTCGCTGTCGTAATCATAATCATTGAGAGAGTAACCAATTGATAAACCAGTAAGTGATCCGGCCTTCATGTGTGCATGTGCGCGTTTGGCTAATGGATCATCATCAATAAGCAGACGGCCTTTCAACAAAAGCCCGTTCTCGTCCTCGCTCATTTCTGTGTAAATTCCGATTGGTTCATCCATCTTGTGCATCCAAAGCAAAGCAGGCAGAGAACCTTTCTCTTTCCATTTATCAAGTGACTTTTGAAAAGCTCCCTTTACTACTATGTCGCTGTATGAGTCTTTAACGCCAAATACTGATCCATAGCCCTCAAACTCGCCATTGTCAGAAACAGACTTAACTTTGAAATTTGTTTGTAATTTATGCTTCGTTATCATCTGTGCTTTCTCCTAATGGCTTGCCGTTTATAGCCATGTTTAATGGGGTTAAGAAAATATCGCCGCCCTCTCTTGGGTTCATATCCTCTTTTTCTCTAATTTCATTCGGTGACATCGCGCCGTTTTGCAGCATCTTTGTATAAAACTCAGCTCTGGCTTTCATATCACCACGCAGTAGAGCGTTTACATTGAACTTTGCAAAGTGTGTTAACTGATCTTTATCGTTGAATAATGAGAGCCTCACGCGGTTTTCAATGCGTGTTAAATACGGCATAAGTGAATGAGTGACAAATTCTAAGCCTTGGCTTTCAATGTTTGAGAACGTTGCTTTCTCTAAGTCACCAATCATATGTGGTGGCACTCTAAAAACACCCGCTATTTCTGAGCGCTGATATTTTCTAGTTTCTAAAAACTGCGCGCTCTCTGGTGTTATTGATACTTGTACCCAATCAAGCCCACCTTCTAAAATTAAAGGTTTGAATGAATTGGAAGAACCTTGATAATCTGAAACAGAATCTTTTAATCGCTTGTATTGCTCGTCAGTTAGTTTCTCATTCGTTTTGAAACCACCAAAAGGATTCGAGCCGTTCTTGAATAACGATGAACCATGTTGTTCGGTGGCTCTGGCTAAACCTAGTGAATGTCTAGCCTGTGAAATTGGGCATACGCCGTTAACGCCGTCGATAGAAAATTGTTTGATATGCAGCACGTCAGATTGTGTCAATACTTCGGTCTTGCCGTTAGCGAACGTTACTCTGTACTCGACTGTATAATCATTATTAAGTTTAGGGACAACACAAGTGGGGTTTAGCGGTAGCAATTCTAAAACTTTACCATTAACCCGGTTGATGTAACTGTAATGATTACCTCTCAAACATAGGTGAGCAGCTACCATTTCTTTCCACTCTTGTGCTGTCTGGTAGTCGTTTGGCGCTATTGAAAGCAATCTATGAGCTGGATGTTTAAATGCTTTCTCTTTGCCTGCCTGAGTCTCGACCATTACTGATAATGGCAGCATTCCAACAGATTCAGCTATAACTTTAACGCATTGATATACGGTGGTGATTTGTAGTGCATTGGCGGGTGTAATAGATACGCCTGCGTCACTGTCATACCAATTACCTAGAACGCCTGCTAATTTTTCAGGTGTATCTATTAAATCCGCATTCTTTCGCCCAAAGAGCGATCTAATTAAATTCATAATCTTCTAATGCTCGGTTCAATTTTAATTGTTTGGGTGAGTATTCGATTCATAGCCATAAATAACGCAACCATCCCGTCTATTTTGTTGTCGTGATGCTCTTTGTTAGGAAAATAGTTTTCGTTTTTATCCAGTTTCACAACGATGTTTGAGGCCATCCAATCCATCATTGGGTTTTTATCTTTGTGCAAAGTGCCGCTGATAACTTTGGCTTCTATTTCTTTCATCGATTCAGATAAGTTTTTAACAGTTTGGGGTATTTCAACCATTGGTGCGCCATCTTGTGACAATCTAATTGACATTTGAGTTGAACCCCAAGGATCGAAACCTACCGCCCTTACGTCAAAGTCTGTAAGCATCTGTCTGATGTCAGCCTCGATTACTTCGTGATCAATAATGTCACCGTCAGTCAGAGTCAAGTAACCTTGTTTGCTCCAAGTGTCGTACATGTTGCCAATGGTTCGCGCCTTGGTGTAAATCGTGTTTTCTGGCAAATAGAATTTACAAAGGAAGTGTATATTTTCACCGTCTGGAAATGCGGCCACTACTGCCGCAACATCTAACTTGTTTGCTAGGTCCATACCAATATAACAAGGTAATGTTTTTAAATGCTCAATGTCTGCGCGTTCTGGTAGCTTTTCCCACTTGAGCATATCAAGCCATGCAACTGCAGCATTGACCCAGATGTTTAAATGTTTAGTTAGAAAGTTATTAAGTGCCGCCGGTATCTCTCTCGCTTTCTTTGCGAGGCGGCGCATATCATCTATTTTTTTGGAGCGCCCGAGGTTTGGGTTTGCCTTGATCCAATTTTCCTCGTCAAAAGGATCATCGCCTTCATCAAGTGTAAAAATAATACCAAAGTAAGTATCATCAGAAACGATGCCAGATAACACTTTTGTAATATATTCTCTTTGCTCATACCCGATACCCTGCTTATTAAAGCCTGCAGTAGTGATGGCAAGTATTAGTGGTTGTTCTCTTGCGCCTGTTCCTGTTTCTAGCACGTCCCATAATTCACGGCTTTTGTGTGCATGGATTTCATCCACTATGCCGCAATGAATGTTTAATCCATCAAGTGTGTTGGCATCTGCACTGAGCGGCTCAAACTTACTAGCTGATTTTAAGTGATGAATATTTAATCTGTGATAACCAAACAAGCGCTTTAACGGCCCTGACTTAGTGATCATTGTTCTGGCATCACCAAACACTATTCTTGCTTGGTCTTTCGTTGTCGCGGCGCTGTAAACTTCCGCCCCGCCTTCGTTATCTAGTGCGGTCATATATAAACCGATACCAGAACAAAATGTACTCTTTGAATTTTTACGCGCCACTTCAATATAAGCGGTTCTAAACCTTCTCAATCCATGCTTATCAACAAACCCAAAGAGGTTTATCAGAATGAAACCTTCCCAATCTGATAATTCGTATGGTTGTCCGGCCAACTTACCTTTTACATGCCGGATAAAATCAGGATAGAACTCTAAAATCCTTGTGGCTTTGGCTTGATCAAATATCCAAACACCAGCATCAAGATCATCAATAAATCTTTGGCAAGATTGCTTAACTTGTTTGCATGAAACAACGTCACCTGACAATACATCAACCGCAAATTGTACCGACGATGTAAGGGTTGCCATTAAAGGCCGTATTTAGCGAGAGGATCATCCTTGTCTTGCTTGTCTGTGGTTTCAACTTTTGTCCTGGCGCTTGGTGTTAATCCAAATTCTGTGATGTAACCTCGGAACAAACTTTCAGCTTTTTCAAGTTGTGACACTTCTGGACGTGACTTGTGCATTTCGTCACCTTCCTTGTTAACAATCGTGTAAGTTGTTGAGCCATGAATTTTAATAGATTTCTGTAAATCTCTGATACGAGCGTAAATACTGCAAAGTATCTCTAACGCGTAACTATCCGCGAGAGTTAACACGCCCATTTTATCTAATGAATGGCAAAGATTTTTCCATGCCGTTTTTGCTTTAGCGTCTAAGTGTGCTGGGCATTTTGGTATGCCTCTCTGCGGCTTAGGTTCGTGTTTGTTTAACGCACGCTTGCCAGGGTTCCCTTTTATCAGTTTTAACACTGTAGGGGTCGGCTTAGGTGTTGGCATTGGTGTTCCTAAAAAAGTTTATAACTTGCGGAGGTGTAAGAAAACCTTTGGCGACGGTCCTGTGTGGTTAGGCTGTAGAGAAAAAGGGTGCCCCTCCCTCATCCAACCAGTAGCATCTGTTCGCCTTCATACCCATTATTGCTTTTAGCACCATTACACTTTCTACAAAGTAGCTGTGTGTTGCGCCTGTTGTGTTCTCCACCCTTACTTAGCGGGATGATGTGATCTAACTCTGGAGCTTTATCAATCATTTTGCCTCTGTCATCCTGCTTTAACTTCTTGCTGCAGCACTGGCACTTC